GTCTGAATCACTTTTGAATAGTAAAGCGATTCGTCCACTTAGTGTGAAGGATTTACCCCCTTCAGGGTTAAGTCTTAAGTCTCATTATGAGACTTTTCCAAATACATCGGGTGTACGTGGGATGCAGGCGATGCAGCCTGGTGTTAAAAAGACACTTTATGTGTCTTCAAATTTTAAAGTAAGTGTCTTTGGACACTCATGGGCTAACAAAGTTGGCCGTCTCTCAAATTCATCTATGACTTTGATTAAACTCTGCTCTAAGTTAGCAGTTTTAACGAAGAATTATCGATCTACTTTAAAAGTTGGTCGAAGGAAATTCTTCGTTAATTATGATGTGAGTCTTCCACGATCTTCTTTAAAGAAGCTCCGAACACTCAACGATCATGATTGGTCTCATTTAGAGGGCATATGGACTTCGTTTGGATCTTTGATCCTTGGGAATCCATCACTTAACCTTAAACTTTCAGCGAACCTGTTAGACAGCGTCCTAAAGTTTAAAGTTAATTTAATCTCTTATGTTATGAAGAATACTGAGAGAAAATTAATTGTAACGCGGACCACTAAGGTTCTAAAGCGGCTTAGCCCTGACTTAAGTCAGAATCTCTTGGATAATCCAGTTGAGATAGCTTATGAACAAAGGTCGGTTACGACTAATATTCTTCCTGGTATTCTTCGCAACATAGAAGATTACATAAAGTCAATCTCAATTCTGTTACAATGGAAGTTGTTTAACAACTCATACAGAAATGAGATGCCTTATGATATTGTTCCAAGGATTTTCTCCTGGAACAATAAGTTGGGTTACCCAATCTTAAAAATATTTGGTGGTCATCTGGTTCGTTATCGACACATATTATCACCTCTATTTAAATGCACAAAGCACGACCTAATTGTAATCTCAACAATGAGATCAGTAGGTCGTTCTCTGCCTCCGTCCTCAGAGGATCGGGTCCTTTCTGATGTTGAAGACTCAATAAGAGCCTGGAAGACCCCAATAGGTCTTGATCAGAAAGCACAATCTATGTTTAAAAAGAATTTAGACATAGTTCTACATGAAATTAAAGTTGGTTTATTACCAACTCGTTCTCATGTTTCCCTAACGTCATCAGCCTTGTATGAAACACCGCGCTCAATGGGCGGTCAAGTTGATGAGATTAGACGAAAGCTAAAAGTTTTCGAAGATGATCAGTTCACTGTTGGTTATATGCCAAACGTTGAACAGACATCTATATTGGTTGATGCCTTTTATAATAAGGCTACAACCTTTTCGTCCCTAATGAGTACAAACTGTTCCTTGCGCTCGCATGTATATCGCGATCTTCGACAGGAACATTTATTTGCTATTAAAGCAGATAGGCTCGGCCTACCAGTTGATAACAATTTTTTAAATTGTGGCCACTGTTTAATGTGGTTGTCAACTGGTGAAGCTTTGCTTTATGGTTCCTATGATCCACCACCAGACGTATTAGTCATGGTTGGTGAGTTTCAATTACCTCTTTGGATTATAGGAAGGGTGATTTATTATAAACCACGAGTTATTGACGTAAGACTTGCGGCCTCCGCTACGGCAGGCTGCAAGACTCGCGTTATAACAGTTAACCGTCTCTATACCTCTTTAATTGGTACTTATATGCACCATATGTTTGAAGAGGTTCTAGTACGGTCACCCATTTATAAAATGGGTCAGTCTTTACTGTGGTATGCAGTCGAGCTTTTTGATAAAGATCATAAAGCGTACTACTACTCACAGGATTTAAAAAGCTCCACAGATTTTATACCTCATCAGCTTATGTCGCTGATGTGGAATACTGTCTGTAGGGCTATTCGTTCTAAGAACGAATTCCATCCCTTCCTGGTTTTTCATCGACTAATCACGTTTCCTAGAAACGTTTTTAGACCTTTAAAACTAGGAGGGCCTGAGTATTTCTTAACGCATCGTGGATCTCTTATGGGAGATCCCATGTCATTTATGACACTCTCTTTGTTGTGTCTGGTAATTGATCGATGTATTAAGAATATGAGTGGCCGTTACGTCCACTCACCGTCCTTAGTCCTTGGTGATGACTACGTCACCAAACTCAGGAATGAGGACGAGTGTAAAGCAGCGTCTAAGATTACTGAATCTTTCGGCGTTGTTTTATCTAGAAAACATGGGTATTCTAAAAGAGCTCTTATTTTCGCTGAGTCAGTTGGAATCCACTCAAGTGGGCTCCACTTTGTTGACTCATTGAAGCTAAGACTTCTTACTATGACTCCGTCTACTCGAATGGGTGACCAAAGCGTCTCCTTTCTAGGAAAGGCCCGTGAACTTAAAAAGTTCATCGAGTATACTGGATCAGACTCAATCAAAAAGATTGTGGACTATTTATTCTGGGAGAATATTAGAGTATTCTACGGAGAAGATATAGTCAAAACGAACCTACCTCTTTGGTTACCAACTGAGCTAGGTGGTTTAGACTTCCCTATGAAGTCTTATAGTGACCCGAAGTGGATTAATAAATATATCCACTATTTCAACCATTTCTCTTCACTAAGTGATGAAGAACAGTTGGTCGAGTCCCTACAAATACAGAATATATATCACAACAATCGCAAAGCGATTTGGGATGATATAGACTCTGCTATTGAAGTATTCCTTAAGTACTTTAAAGGCTATTCACATGGTACGTCTTATGACGGTATCGATAGAAAAACCTTTTATAATCGAGTTGATCTCAAAGCGCATTATTTGCACATTATTGAGAAGGTCGATTTTCCATCACTTAGTGGTGTAACAGAGTATGAGCTTGCTCTTAGGCAAACTCATATATACTCTGTGCGGTATGTACTTGACCAGATTAACCGGTACATATCCTTTAGTAAAATACTTAAAGAACCAAAACGTGTTAAGCCTGTAAGCCTTTATAAATGGCTCACAAGGGCTCGGCGGTTTTGGTGGCCTAGAATATCTAATCGTCCTAGTGACGAAGATACTCTATTCATACCTCTTAAGAGTATTGTAAAGCATTTTAATGAGCTCCTCGATGTTTTTGTCTACATCCCGGAGGGATCCATTTTAGGATCCGACTCATTTTCGCTTAATTTGCGTCAGTTCGATCCAATTACGAACAAATTATACGCAACGACACCGGATTATATCGGTGTACAAGGATCAGACATTTATTGTTATCACCTCTACTCTAATGAGTCAGATGATGTGACAACAATGAACTGTGGTCCTTATGAGTCCATTCAGAGTGCTTTTTCGGAGGCGTTCTGGATGGATGACGACTAGATTAATTCTAGTCTATACCCTATAATAGAGTTTCCGTATAATCGATACGGTTTGTAAAATGACTAGCGAAGTCATTTCTTTATTATAGGTGTTTAACACCTTAGAGTGTTCTTAAGTACTCGCCATGGCTAGTACCTACTTAAAAC